AGTCGGATGTTGCTGTTGGTCAAAACTACTATGATCAGTTTATTCCTAAGTTCAAGAACAACGAAGTACGTAACATGCTTGGTTCCTTTGCAACTCGTGAAGGTATCCACCAGCGTGCTTATGCTCTCTTGAATGAAACCCTTGGCTTGCCTGATTCTGAATACCATGCATTCCTTGAGTACTCAGAGATGGCTGATAAGATTGACTTCATGATGGAGTCTGATGTATCAACCATGCGAGGTCTTGGTTTGGCATTGGCTAAGTCTGTAATGAACGAAGGTGTGGCCTTGTTTGCTTCCTTTGTTATGCTGTTGAACTTCCAGCGGTATGGTAAGATGAAGGGTATGGGCAAGGTTGTTGAATGGTCAATTCGTGACGAGTCCATGCACGTTGAAGGTATTGCTAAACTGTTCAAGGCATTCTGTAAAGAGCATCCACGTATTGTTGATGATGAATTCAAGAAAGACTTGTATGCATTGTCGCGTCATGCAGTTAAGCTTGAAGACAAGTTTATTGATCTTGCTTACGAGATGGGTGAGATTGAAGGTCTTAATGCTGATGAAGTTAAGCAGTACATTCGTTACATTACTGACCGTCGTTTGCTCCAACTCGGTATGAAGCCAAACTTCAAAGTTAAGGATAACCCGCTTCCTTGGCTTGATTGGGTACTGAACGGTGCTGATCATACTAACTTCTTTGAGGCGCGAGTTACTGAATATGAAGTAGCTGGTCTCGAAGGTGACTGGTCAGACGCATACAATTAAACAATATAAATAGTCCTAAGCATAATTGTTTGGGACTATTTTTTTATGTCGTGGTTATATAAAGATGAGCCTTTCGATCCTGAGTCGGCTCCAGAAGACTGTGCTGGGTTTGTATATCGTATTACAAACCAGGACAACGGTATGAAGTATATCGGTAAAAAGATCTTCTGGTCAAAGCGTAAGGTTAAGGTTAAAGGTAAGACACGGCGTAAGACCGTGATTAAAGAATCTGACTGGCGTAAGTATTACGGTTCCAGTGCAAATCTTAAAGAAGAAATCCAACGAATTGGAACAGATAACTATAAGCGTGAAATCTTGCATATGTGTAAGACACGTGGCGAAATGTCATATTGGGAAGCTAAGCTCCAATTCGAATATGACGTACTACTGAGAGATGACTATTATAATGCTTTGATTATGTGTAGAATCAATGCATCGCATTTGAAATTCAATGATGAAGAGGATGAAGATTAATGCTACTGTTCGTACACGAGATTCTTGACCAGGTTGTCAAGCTGAAGAAGGTAGAGGAAAAGGTTGCCTTTCTTCATAAACATAATTCACAGGTTCTTCGTGACTTCTTGAAGATCACGTATGATCCGTCGGTTACTTGGTTGGTACCTGACTCAGCGCCTCCATACACCCCGTGTGAGCCCCACAACCACCCTTCAGATTTGCGTAGGCGTATTAACGACCTGACTCTCTGTATCGCTCCACGGGGTTCACAGGTGGCTCCAATGAAGCGTGAGCAAGTGTTCATCGGTGTGCTTGAAGCTGTCCATCCGTCAGATGCTAAGATTGTCGCTGAGCATGCTTTACCACACAAACCAATTAAAGGTTTGACAGCAAAGGTTGTTGCCGAAGCTTTCCCTAAGCTAGGTATTCCAGTACCATCGAAATAATATTTCAAAAAACAGCCGTGCTATAAATACATACATGTCATGAACTCAATGGAGGTATCCGTTGCTTTATATCAGTTAGACATTGCAGGTCAGATAAGGTATCATCTTAGGGTGATGCTTTGCTGACCTTTTTTTATATTTCAATATAATAAGGAACCATTAAAATGATGTTCTCCCAACTCGAACGACTGAAGCGTGATTTACAAGAACAGGAATTTTATAAGCGTCGACTAATTAAACAAGGCCGAACAAACGCGGCAAGCAAGATCGCAGAAAAGCAAGAGTTTCTAAAAAAGCATATTGAAGAGTTCGAGGAGAATGTCTGCTATGAGTAAATGGCAGTGTACAAAATAAGAAATACGTGGTATTAATATTAAGTTCCACCGGAAAGGGGGAGAATAGAAATATTCTTCCTCTTTTTTTATATGTGATATTAATACCACTTACTCATTAAAAGTGCATTTATGGGGTTTACATTCATACCCACATACACTATATTATATATACTAATGAACGAACGAGGTTAACATGATTGCTCAAATTACTCATAAGATGATCGTAACCAACCTGAACACCAATGAGTCTGTGATCACGCGCTTTGACTTCAGCGATTATAAGATGCAGTCTCCTGCCAAATGGGATGAGTACGCACTTGCTATTATGCAGCTTACTGCAGACTCAATTGCGAACAAGCAGACTAAAGTCGAAATCGTAACTGTATCTGAGGAGGCATAAGTATGTTTACACGTAACGCGAATAATCAGCTGATTGTTGATAAATCCGCTACTAAAGAAGAAATCAAAAAAGAACGCCAACAACTCGAAGATGCATTATACGCTGAAACATACAAAGAGCGTATGGATCAGAAGTCTGTTGACTATTGGAATGAATGTATACGTGCACTTAGTGCACGTCTCATTATACTTGAACACTTAATCTAAGGATAATAAAATGAACGTAGGCGAAATTGTAACTGTAATCACCAACTCAGGTGAATACATTGGTAAGCTAGCATATCAGGGTGACGGTCTTGTTAAGCTCGATAAACCTGTAATGGTTATGCCACATGAAGGCGGTTTAGGCTTTGCTTCATCTTTGGCAATGACCGGTGAAGAAAACCCCAAAGAAGTAACTTTGCATAATGTGACCCTGGTTGTTAAGACCAATGATAATGTTGCTAGCGGTTATAAGCAGCATACTGGTTCCCTTATTACACCATCAGCTGGATTGGTTATCTAAATGAAAAAGCTAATCGCCGCCACGCTGCTGAGTGTTGGTCTCCTCTTTCCTTCAGTAGCTAATGCTGAAGTATCTAATAAAGATCGGTTTGAAGCACGTCTGTTTAAAGAGATGGGTTATGTTACCTTTACTCTTGCAGGTGTAACCGCTAAGTGCGGCGAGATGGTTCAACCTAACATTAGTAATTGGATGAACTTTGTGCATGATTGGCACACATCCCATTATGACGAAGATGCATCCAGAGAAGACACACGAAACTGGATTATTTCAAAGACTGCCATTGATTACACGTACGGTGTTGCATTGATTAATAATCAGGGCTGCGACGGTTTCAATGATTGGGTAATTGACAACGAAGATGTTACCACCTTTACTGGTTCACTCCTGAACCTTTATCAGCCACACGATGGCTATCAATACGGAGCTTAAATGAAATATAATATGATTCCCGACCTGAACAAGAAAGTTATTCTAACTGATTGTGATGGTGTACTACTTGACTGGAAGTATGGCTTCTATCAGTATATGGCTCAACGAGGTCATACTGTCCAGAATGATAATGTTTATTCAATGGCTGAAGTCTTTGGTATCACTAAAGAAGAAGCCGATCGTCATGTAAACATTTTTAATAATAGCATGTACATTGCACACCTAACACCGTTTCGTGATGCAGTGGCTTCTATTAAATACCTGTATGAAAACCATGGTTACGTCTTGCATGTTATTACGGCTTTGTCTACCGAGCCAGAAGCATACAAGCTGCGGCTTCAGAACTTACATGAAATCTTTGGCGAAAACGTAATTGATCGATTGGTATGTACTGATCCTGAATACCCTGATAAGACTACGTACTTGGCAGAGTATAAAGATACTAATTGTATTTGGGTCGAGGACTCACCCAAGAATGCAATCTGTGGTGCCTTAGCTGGTTTGAATACATATTCAATTAATCATTCACACAATGCTGGTTTTGTATACGACGAAAACCTTGCAATTGAATGTGTGGATAACTGGCAAGGAATTATCGAGCATGAAGGTTTGTAAAGGCGAATGTAAAATCGATCCTCAGCGGGATCAATGTTTAACTTGTATGCGTACAGTAGATGAAATTACTGAGGCACGCAAGATGGACATATGTGATGGTGTGTCAATGGATACACCTATTACTACCAGTCAATATGAAAAAACTAAACGACTGAAACGTAAACAAAAGTAACATTGCTTCAATATGACAGCCATAAAGAAGTCATACGTTACAAAATAATTGCGGCATTTTAACTATTGTATCAAAACTGGTGTTACCATATGTATAAATAAGGGTAGCATGTTAATCAGTTATGGGGATGACGAATTTAACATGCTTTATCCTTTAGCTAAATATAAGTACAATCAATTAAGGAGACTAATAATATGATCGATCCACGTACTTGGTTTGATAAACTTTTTCCGGCGTTTATGACCGGTTGGAAAACTTATTTGGCGCTGGTTCTCTGGCTTGCATGGACAATGTTCATTGCGCCGATGGTTCAGTTGGAAGGCGCTACAGACGTCGTTGAGTTTATTCTCGTTGCCTTTGGTGGCGCGTCTGTTGCTTCGAAGATTAAACGTTGGGAAGAAGCTACTACTGCCTCTTAAACCACTTTAGATTATGTTTAATTAGTTGAAGGGGTCGGGGCGTAAAGCTCTGGCCCCTTTTCTTTATGGAGATAATAAAATGAAAGAATGTTGTAAAGGACATAAGCCTGAACACCGCGAAAACATCTGGATGGATATCCATCAATACCGTTGCCCTGAATGTTTTAACGAAGGGCCATGGAAAGAAAGCATGGCAGACGCGCAAAAAGAATGGAACAAAATGCTAAATAAGGGTTTACAAAAGGTTTAACTCGGCGTATATTAAGAGCATGAACATATTCGTATTAGATACCAATCCAGTTCTCGCAGCGCAGGCTCAGTGTGATAAGCATATCGTAAAAATGCCACTTGAGTCTGCGCAGATGCTTTCAACAGTACACCGTCTTCTTGATGGTACTGAAACCAAAAAGCTATCAAAGTCAGGTAAGCGTATGGTTAAACATTGGAAGTTAGATTCCGATATTGACGACCTGGTTTACGCACCTGCACATCCCAAGCATCCTTGTACAATCTGGTCTACACTCACGTCGGCTAATTACGATTGGCACTATGAACACTTCATTGCTTTGTGTGATGAGTTCAAGATGCGTTATGGCAAAGAACATTTGTCATACACCAAGCTAGCTAAGTTCCTTAAGAATAAACCTAAGAACCTTCCTAAAGGTAAACTGACTACCTTTCCTCAGGCAATGTTTGAAGATGTTAAGCATCCTGATACAGTTACAGCTTACAAAAATTACTACACTAAATACAAGCGTGAATTTGCTACGTGGAATCGTGGTCGACAACAACCAACTTGGTGGATATAATGCCTCAATATACTATTCGTAATACTAAGACTGAAGAGACAGAGAACGTGATTATGTCGTTTGATGCACTCAAGTCTCATCTTGAAGACAACCCTGATTGGGTACAAGTTATCACTGCACCAAAGATTGTAGCTGGTGTTGGTGGTGTATTGTCTAAGAACTCTGATGGCTTTCGCGATATGATGAAGACCATTAAAAGCAAATCCGGTAAGGGGAACACTATTAATGTCTAGTCGCGGCTATAAGTTAGACGACCTGCAAGACCTTGAAGCACTTACACCTTCGCAAGAAAAAGTAATTAAGCTTTATGAAGATGGCAATCATGTTGCTCTAACTGGTTCACCTGGAACTGGTAAGACATACCTTGCTCTTTCTTTGGCGCTTGAAGACGTACTTGATCGCGACACACCATATGATCGTGTTGTTGTTATTCGTTCTGTTGTACCAACTCGTGAGATGGGTTTCTTGCCTGGTACTGAAGAAGAAAAGATGGATGCATACACTAAACCTTATCAGGGTATTTGCTCTGAGCTGTTTGGTAAAGCTGATGCATGGAACAACCTATCTAAGACTGGTACAATTGTATTTGAGTCTACTTCATTCCTTCGTGGTACCACTTACAACAATTCGATTGTATTGGTTGACGAAACACAGAACCTAAACTTTCACGAATTGGACTCTGTTATAACACGAGTTGGTCGTGATTCTAGACTAGTATTATGTGGTGACTATCACCAGTCTGACTTTAAGAAAGACAATGAGCGTGATGGCATTTTGGAATTCTTGGCAATTATCGAAGAGTTGAATAACTTTGAGGTTGTCGAGTTTGGTTGGGCGGACATTGTTCGTTCTGGTTTGGTACGTGATTATATCATGACTAAAGAACGCCTGAATATTGGAAGGAAATAAAGTGGCAAAGTACGGTCGTTATGACCCACGTAATAAGCGTCGTGGAGCTAATCAACAGAAGCATTCAATTGATAACTTACGACGCGCAGTTAAGACACCTACAGATAATGCACGTCGCGAAACAAAAGTAAACGCACGTGACATTGAAATTTATGATGAGGACGATACATGATTTCGGGAAAGATATGGGGAAACACTGAACTGATTGAAGCAAACGGTTCACTCGAGTTTCACCGAATTGAAACGAAAGCTGGTGGGGTTTGCTCCAAGCACCTACACGAGTTTAAATGGAACGGCTTTTTTGTTGAGTCAGGTAGTATGATTATTCGCGTTTGGCAAAATGATTATGACCTGGTTGATGAAACGGTTCTACATGCCGGCGATTGGACTAAAGTTAAACCTGGTGTGTATCATCAGTTTGAGTGTCTTGAAGATTGCGTTGCCTTTGAAGTGTATTGGGCAGAATTTAATCATCACGATATCAAGCGTGAGACTGTTGGCTATAACAAATAAACATGTCTAAAGGGGGTTTACAAGCCCCCTTTTTTGTGTTAATATATATTTACGAATGACAACTGAAATACACTGAGATATAATGTTTACACATATTAATGAGTCTATCAAAGACTTACTCGGCTACGATGATATCGAAGCTGTCACTGGTGACGATGGTCGCCTCTACCGTACTGCGGGCGGTAACTATCCCTCCATTACTACTGTACTTAAGCAACTCTCCGAAGATAGCATTGCTAAATGGCGTGCACGTGTCGGTGAGGAAGAAGCCAATAAGATTTCTTATAAGGCAACTCAGCGTGGCGAAGACGTACACGCTATCATTGAGAAGTACATAAATAACGATGCTGATTACATGATGAAGGAACCGGGTCTTCCTTACATGCCTCACATTGTTGAGTCACTTGATATTCTCAAGCCAACCCTCGACAATCGTATTGGTAAGGTATACGCCCAAGAGGTTCCACTGTATTCTGATCATCTCAGAGTAGCCGGTCGTGTTGACTGTGTTGCTGAGTTTGATGGTAAGCTTTCCATCATCGACTTCAAAACTTCAAAGAAGTGGAAGAAGCGCGAATGGATTGAAGCTTACTTTATTCAGGAAACTGCTTACGCAATCATGTGGGAAGAACGTACTGGTATGCCAATCAACCAGATTGTTACACTGATTGCTGTTGACTTTGAAACTGAACCACAAATCGTTATCGAAAACCGTGACCACTGGTCGCCTCGTCTTCTTGACTTGATCGATAGCCATTATGCCAAAACTCCTAACACATTATTCTAAAGGATATACAATGAAACCTGAAAATAACATGGACCCAATGGCACCTTTCTTCGGATCAATGAGCATGGACCCAACCGTTCATGCACACAAGCCAATCATTCACTCTCACGATCTTTATCTTGTTGGTGAGATTGGTGATGCAAAGAACTTCATTTCTTGGTTTGAACTTATCCGTAATGCACGTGCTAATGATTTGATCACCATTCATATTAACTCGCCTGGTGGTAACCTTTACACAACGCTGCAGTTGCTTCGTGTAATTAAAGAGTCACGTGCTTCCATTACCACTTCGATCGAAGGTGCATGCATGTCTGCTGCAACCATGATCTTCCTTGCTGGTGATAGCTTCCAGGTTTCTGATCACTCCGCCTTCATGGTACACGACTACTCGTCTGTTGCTTATGGTAAAGGTTCAGAGCAGAAATCACAGGTTAACTTTGAGAACACATGGGCCAAAGAGATTGGCATGTCTGTTTATGAAGACTTCCTGACTGAAGATGAAATTGAAAAGGTATTCTCTGGCATTGATATTTGGATGGGTTCTGATGAAGTTGTTGCCCGTCTTAAGACTAAGGTCGAGAAAATGAAAGAAGATGTTGAAGAAGTCGAGATTCCTGACTTTGAGAACATGAAGAAAATCGACCTGATCAATTGGGCAAAAGAAAACTTTGGTGATGAAGTGACAATCACTAACAAAATGACACGTACTGATATTCTTAAGGTGTTGCTCGAGGCTCTCGAAGACGATTAGGAATGATCTAGTGGCGTGTACTAAAGGTTCGTTACATCTGAGTACCACCAGTTACTGTTGAGTATGCGCCACTTATCTGGTTATAGATATGATTAAATGGATTGAGTATCTGAATCATCGTACAGACTATGATGAGTTGATTAAACAAATGATAGGCATACCGCCTATTCATGAGCAAGGCACATCAGAAGCTATGCAATGGTTTCTTAAACGAGGTGCACGCGGTAATCGCTTTAGACGTGATTATCAAAAACTCGTCGAAGCTTGTATTATGGGCTTAGTTATAATTGAAGAAATAAGGGAATTAAACGATGCGGATTGAAGACGATATTAAGCTTGATTATTCGGATGTGCTTATTCGACCTAAACGGTCTGAGGCGCGTTCTCGTAAAGAAGTAAAACTCGAACGAACATTTCGGTTTAAGCATTCGAGCATTGAGTTAGATTGTCTTCCTATCATCGGCGCTAACATGGATGGTGTTGGTACCGTTAAGATGGCTGAGAAGCTGCAACAAGTTTATAAAGCGCTTACCTTCCTTACTAAGTCTGAACATGATAAGAATGAACGTTACCCTTTGAACTTTGGTATTCCAATTGGGTTTAACGATGATATCACATCTACATTTAAAACTATTAATGACCGTCTTCTTATCAACCTTGACGTAGCTAATGGTTACACTAAGGTATTCTCTGATCACGTGCGCAATGTGCGACGTGCTTACCCCCATGCAATTATCTCGGCTGGTAATGTTGTTACCGCTGAACAAACTCAGGAGTTGATTCTAAATGGTGCCGACATTGTTAAAGTTGGTATTGGTCCTGGTAGCGTCTGTACTACTCGTGTTAAAACCGGCGTTGGATATCCACAGCTCTCGGCCGTTATCGAATGTGCTGATGCTGCTCACGGCCTTGGTGGTCACGTTATTGCTGACGGTGGTTGCGCTTCACCCGGGGATGTAGCTAAAGCTTTTGCTGCTGGTGCAGACTTTGTTATGTTGGGTGGTATGCTTGCCGGTCACGATGAAGGTGGCGGTGAACGTATTATTACACACGAACCTACCGGTGAATGGTTCTTCCGTAAAGAAAATGAATCCTGGCACCCAGCTATTAAGCAAAAAGAATGGCGTATGTTCTATGGTATGTCTAGTCAGGTAGCTAATGATAAACATAATGGAGGCTTGCAGAAGTACCGTGCAGCAGAAGGAAAGATGGTTACTGTACCTTATCGGGGTACCGTTGTTAATACAATGGATGATATCCTTGGTGGTCTCCGTTCTACTTGTACTTACGTGGGTGCCACTAAGCTGAAAGACCTATCTAAGTGTACAACATTTGTACGTGTAAATAATCAGTATAATGCAGTATTTGGTAAAAGCTAATGACTAAAATGATTTGGCAGGTAGCCGTAGGACCTAAGTCTAAACTCTACGAACATTGCATTCAGTCTGTTGCTGACTATGCAAAACGGATTGGCGCTGAGCATATCGTTCAGCGTGATCCTATTCTGATGATCAAGCCAAACCCTTTCACTTCTAACCGGAGTGAAGGGGCTTCTCGTTTGGGTTACTTGCCTATCTATGAGAAAGAAAATGCGTTTGATCATATGGGTAAGTTTGATCAGATTGCAATCATTGACTCTGACGTATATGTGCGTGAAAATGCACGTGATGTGTTTGAAACACTTTCGCCTGAGACTGGTCTTGCTGCGTCTATTGAAGGCGACATGCCTATCACAGCTCAGTATGCAAACAAGATCAAGAACTACTCGCGCATGCAGTATCAGACTTTGTTTGCTGAAAGCATGATGGATAAGAACGGTTACCGCTTTGCTAACATGGGTGTAATGGTCATGAACAGCAAAGTGCTTAAGCCTTTCCTCAAAGGTCAATCAGCTAAAGAGTTTATTAGCCGTCATGAGTTCCAGGACTTTGTAGATGGTAAGGGTGCATGGAAGTGGTCAACTGATCAAACTCTTTTGAACAACTGGGTATACAAGCATCAGATTCCTTTCCAGAATCTTGACTGGCGGTTTAACGGTTTGTTCGGCGCTAACACCAAGATTAATGAGTGTGACTTTGTTCACTTCTTCCTTAAAGATCATTTGCCTAACAAAGGTGAAGATGTAGCCAGCCTGATGAAGCAAATCTGATGAAAGCATTCTTGATTTACATTGAAGGACACGAAGGTTCTGAGAAGCAAGCTAAGTCTGCTGCTGAGTCTGCTTCTCGTAATGGCTTTGACGTGGCGATGACACCTGGTGTAACGCCAGCAACCCTGCATCAATACGAAAAGTATCCTGAGGTTGTCAATGGTCGTGTCACCAACTTTAAGCGTGAGAACACTAAGACTTACTTCACTAAAATGTCATGCTTCTTCAATCACATTGAAACATGGAAGAAGTGTGTTGAACTGAATGAACCAGTTGCATTCATCGAGCATGATTCGTATTGCGTGCGTGAGTGGAACAACCCACACTGGGATGAAGTTCTGATCATGAACATGGAATCTGCTTTCAAACAATCAGTGTTTAACCATGTTCGTAACAAACCCGCGCCGTCTTTAGGTATTAATGTATATGACCAGTCACCATTAAACTACCGGTTTGACAACGACTTCAAAGACAGTCTGATGATTCCAGGTACTGGCGCATATGCTGTCACACCCAAAGGCGCAAAGCGTATGTTAAATGCCTTGCATAAGTACGGGTGGGAACAATCAGATTTCTTTATTAATACATTCAATGTTAAGATTGATTATATTATGCCAGAATTCTTTACATTCAAACATTCTAATTTAAACACAAGTCATGGATTTTAGGAGTTAAGTACAATGATGAAAGGTATCAATAAGCCGGTACATGAAACGGTTAAACGTATACCAAAAAGCTCGGTAGGAGTTGAACTAGGTGTATGGAAAGGTGATAGCTCAAAGCTGTTTGCCAAGCGTGCTTCTGAACTTCATTTGGTTGATGCATGGTCTGTTGAACCATATGACAACCTGGAAAACCGTGATGCGTATTATGAGCGCTATGCTGATATCACCGGCGGTACTACACCAGCAGACTTTATGAAATACTATGATAGAATTCATAAAGATGTTGTGAATCGTTTTGTAGATAGCGAACATGTCAAGATTCATAGAATGGATACTGATGCGTTCTTTGAAACCTTTGATCGCAACGTTGACTGGTTCTATGTAGATGCCGCCCATGACGAATTGGGCGTATACAAAGACATGGTTAATGCGTATAATCATCTAGTTAAGTTTGGCGGAGGTCTTATTTTCGGTGATGACTATGGCAATAAACCAGGTGTGGTTGCTGGCGTAGATAAGTTTATGGCTGAGCACCCTGAGCTTAAGCTTAATAACTTTTATATGAACCAGTTTGAAATCAAAGTAGATGTCAGCTAAGAATATTGATCATAATCGTAAGGTTATTTTTCTTCATCCTAACAAGTGTGGAGGCAAATCGGTCGAGTTCATTCTATTTAATCGTGAGAATGTAGCAGGTAGTGCTGATCACCGTTTTCCTAGTGAGTTTATTCGTGACTTTGGTTCAGCATGTTGGAATGAGTATTTTAAGTTTGGCTTTGCTCGTAACCCATGGGATCGAGTGTTCAGCATCTATAACTACCGTATAAAAAACCTTAAGCAAATTGACTTTGGTTTCTCTGACTTTATTTTGCACAAAGCTTCACCATACAGTATCGACTATGACCAGCAGATTAAATGGTTTTACTGGTCTAATAAACCGATTGACTTTATTGGTAAAGTAGAAACGTATCAACAAGATTGGGATAGTATTCGAGACAGATTAGATTGTGATATTGACTTACCACATCTTAATAAATCAGAGCGAACACACTATTCAAACTACTATAATGCCGAAACTAAAGATGCAGTGTATAAAATTTTTAATGATGATATCAAAACTTTTGGCTATGAATTTGAGGATATAAAATGAATGGTTACGTGATTACGATTTTGAAAGGTCCGCACAAAGAATACTCAATGAAGTGTGCTGACCGTTTGTTTGATGCTGCCACTGAACAAGGTGTGGATAAGACTATTGTTCTTAGACCGCATAAGGCAACTACACCTGATATGCTTGGCCCAGGTGACTTTGATAAGTGGCACTATCCTGATCAAGGCGTAACACGTAAGCATGAATCTGGTATGGAGTTCACTGGATACAACGGTAAACTCGATACACGTATCGCTTGCTTTAAATCACACATGCTTCTTTGGCAGAAAACAGTTGCTCGCAATGAAGCTATTATGATACTCGAGCATGATGCTGTATTTGTTCGTGACTTCAAGATGAATATCTTATTGAGCAAACTAGAGAATGGTGATGTTCTGATGCTCAATGATCCACGTGGCGCAACACGACGCGGTAACCAGTATCATGAAAACATTGTCTCACATAACTTTGGCATTCATCCAGTCGATGGTGTGAACACACCTGATGAGAAATGTCCCGACGGTTTGGCTGGTAACTCTGCATATATAATTACACCAGCTGCTGCACAAAAAGCACTGCGATTAGTTGACCAGTATGGTTACATGCCAAACGATGCATTGCTGTGTAAGCAATGGTTCGGGAAGAACCTGAAATCAATCTATCCGTACATTACACGAGTACAACAAACCACTAGCACGACGAGTAACTAATAATGCAAGCTTACGTAATTACATTAATGAAAGTGCCTGAGTCAGTTAAGATGGCTGAGCGCTGTATTGAGACTGCCTCTAATCATGGCATTACTGTTTCTATGTTTGAAGCGGTAACACCCGAGGAAGGTTTGTCACTAGCGCGTAAACACGATATTAACCTCAAAGCATTTGATGAGAAGTATTCACGCTACGATAACTGTGTTGCTGCATTCATGTCTCACTTCTTACTGTGGCAAGAAGCAATCAATCAGAAGCAAGACGTTTTGATCTTTGAACATGATGCGGTTGTTACTGCACCTTTCCCATTCATTCCTGCTCATAACGGTTTGGTCACTCTTGGCATGCCTTCATATGGTACATACAACAATGCACCTCAAATGGGTCTGCAACGTATGTTCTCTAAGCGTTACCTGCCTGGTGCTCATGCTTATGTTGTTTCACCCGACGGTGCACGTACGATTACACATCAAGCAACCGTGAAAGCTGGTCCAACAGATGTATACCTGAACATGGATACATTCCCTTGGATTCAAGAATACTACCCCTGGATCGCTGAGGCACGTGATACGTTCTCAACAATTCAAAACGATAATGGTATTCAAGCCAAGCACGGCTACAAGAAACATGGCGAGGCGTATAAGCTGATATGATTACTGTTGCATGTGTATGCTGGGGTGACAAGTTCCCAGAAGAATACGTATATAACCTGAAGAGCATGGTTGAACGGAATACAACGTTTGAGCATAACTTTGTTGTATTCTCTGATCGTGAATGGGACGGTATCGATACACGCATCCTGAAACCTGGTTATGACGGTTGGTGGAACAAGCTACAGATGTTTGATACATCGCATAAGCTTGGTACTGATCGTATTGTTTACCTAGACCTTGATACAGTTATTACTGGTAACCTAGACTGGCTCATGAGCTACAGCGGTCGGTTTATGGGTATTGAAGATGTTGGTGCAGTCAATGCACATCAGCCATATCTCAAAGGTAAACTACAGTCGGCTATAATGGCATGGGACTATTACCTTGGTCATTCTATCTGGACTGACTTTCTTGCCAATAAACCGATGAACCAGTTTCGAGGTGATGGTGAATACCTTGAAGCTGCAATCAATCCAATGAACCGCGATCTATTGCAGAACGTGTATCCTAACAAATTGAAGTCGTATAAGTACGACGTATATAATGAAGGTCTAAAGCGTAATACATCAATCGTATGCTTCCATGGACGGCCTTCAATTATTCAAGCAATGAACGAGACTATTGAAACCCCGATGGGTACATACGAGCCCCAGAGCTGGATTGAGGGGTACTGGAGAGGATAATGGCTGAGACTGTACACGTAATTGGTAATGGAGATTCTGCTCATACATATGAACCAGCAAAAGGTTTGAAGGTTGTTTGTAACCTACCACCAATGGCTGTCAATAATGTATGGGCGTCTGTCATTGTCGACTTTAAGATGATGGCTGCATTGACTGAGGGATCGGTTGATATTCCTTACACCTGGGTCTGTGGCTTCCGACCTAAGATGTGGATGGAAAAGAATCCATCGTTCCATATGAAGCAATCACATAAGATTCGTGAGTTCTATACCGAGCTGCCTAAATACGCTTTGCTGGGTGGCAAGGACAAAGGTATGGGTTATACAAACATGAACTGTGGGCACGTGGCAACTCATTACTCAGCCAATCGTATGGAAGCCAAGAACATTCATCTGTATGGCTTTGATTCTATCTTTGAGTTTACATGCAAGTCGTCAACTGACTTTGTATTGAACTCTGATCGTGGCGATGTGAATACCAACCGACTGACCGGCAATTGGCGTAATGTATGGGACGGTATGTTCAAAGAGTTTCATGATCGCAAGTTCTTCTTGCATTACCACAAATCCGGTGATGCAAAGATGGCACTACCAAAGAACGTCGAAATTGTTCGACACTAATAGGAGATAAGGCATTCATCAAACGTCTAGGCCAATACATTTGGGTAATCACACACATGGTTGCATGTTTCTTTATCATTGCCCATAACGGCACAAAGCTTGGTTGGTTCAATCTGGCTATGTGACAAAAATAACACAACCCCTAAAAAGATTCAACAAAAGTCTTTTTAGGGGTTTCTTTTTTTCTGAAAGTGCCTATATTATAATTATAACAACGACGAACGAAAGAGAACATCATGTTCGAACAAGCTGTAGCCAACCTCGAGATTACCCCTGAGCAGCACAAGATCATGCGCAAGCTCAACCGGAAGATCGACACCGTTCACCGCATCAAGTTCACTGGTGTGTTCTACCTCAAGCGTACCTATGGGGAAGATCATGAAGACTTTCTTACCGCTCGGGGTCGTAACCTGATCGACGGCATTGACGACCTGATCAACGAGCTTCAAGCCATGGATGATGATAGTCTGGTTTGGTACTGGTACTGCAACAAGTACAACAACGGTACCACCTTCGATGCTGGTGACGTATCGGCATAAGTGACAAAAATATCACAGCTCTGAATAAATGTGTTCGGGGCTATTTACAAACTCTCTTTTCTACACTATATTATATACATACGAACGAAAGAGACTGATCATGAAAATTTACATTCTTAGTTTCTGGGATTATGAAACCGCTGAGACGGAGACTATAGGGTACTATCAAACGAAAGAGTTAGCAAAGTTGGATGCGCTTGAGTTGTTTATCCGACTCAAGCGAAGCACCAAGGACGCATATGCCGAGCTGCAATATGAAAATTGGAGCTTTAAGAAATTTTGGGACAGCTATTACTTGCACCTTGATTCTGCCACCGTAGAAATGGATAAGAAATGTCAATCCGTACTCAACTAATTATCATTGCTCTACTGAGCATCTTTATTGTCACCCCTATGATGGGTTGGCTATTAGGTTATCCAGGTATTATCGTTAACGCGATTATCACCATTTCACTGTTTGCTAAATATGGGAATACTGAAGATGAGTAATCAAAGATCGGGTAAGACCTATCGCGCTGCGTCCAACGACAACAGCGGCATGGGCACCATGTTATTCTTCAAATATGCAGCCGAGCTTCTTAATGAAGAAGGCTATGCTGATGAAGCATTTTACTTCGAACAAGTGGTTGACCACATGCGTGATGGCGGTGGTTTGCCTGTTGATAAACGTGCAGTAGAAAAAGTATTAGGCTTGTAGAAAATAATAATCATTGAAGCGTGGTTTATTGCTCACAATACGACGTTTGATTGCTGTAGGATGAACACCCAATGCTTTTGATGCATCGTGCATAGTATCATATGTGATACCATTGCACACACAAGCCCGCGCTGTTGGACTGTTTTTACCTGTATTGGCTTGAGCCATCTTACGTCTAGTTTTGTATGATGGATTCCAACCTTCTTGGACTTTAGACAGTTTGAGCTTTGTTTCGTCTGTGTGTTTAAAGCCTGTATTGCTTTTACGACGCTTGTCAATGGTTTCTTGTGATTGTTTTATACCACTAGCTTTCTTAGCAAGAAGGTCTTTTGTTTCATCATTATGTTTAAAACCTGAAACACCTTCACCACCATCAGTACGGTTCAATAAGATACCAGTACCAATATCTTTACGACCCCACCAACGAATAAGACGACGCTCGAGGGCTAATGCACCTAACTCACTCAGTCCAGTTTCAAGAATAATGATTCTGGCTTTATCACGAGGGACAGACAAATGTTTATGACATTCATAAGCGCGATTCTTTTGGCCCTTACCAATATAGTATGGCTCGCCTGCTCTGCCCGAACAGGTCGTGCTGTCTTTTGCTCTAATATAAGCGTATATATAATACATAGCTGGTCTTGCTCCGTGTTGACTAGAGTAAGTGGGTATTGGTAGTACCGCGACTTACACATCTATTTATACGCGAAGGTAAGATAGATATGCGAAAAAAGCAGTTTATTTCTGAAGAAATGTACGATAAAGTTTCTAAATATTGTTTGAAGGCGGGAAGAGATGTACCGTTCAAAAGCGATAAAGAAGCTATTGATAAAATCTTAGAACACATGAAAATGCTAGGAGAACTATAATATGACACCGACTAATATTCACATTCTGTTTGATGCTCTTACCAAAGACGTCATGACTGTTAAGTTTACTAAAGCTGATGGCACTGAAGCCGTTCAGTCTTTCACCCTCAACCCTGAACTCATGCCCGAAGGTACGTTAGTCGAGAATGCCTCTCGCGAACCACAGACGGTTGAGACTGCAGTTGAAAAAGACGTCATTCGTGCTTGGTCTTTCACCAAAGATGATTGGCGTTCTTTCAAGCCTTCCCGCGTAAGTACCACTTCACTAGGAGACACCAAATAATGAAAACTATTATGACAACTGTTGCAATCGTTGCAGCATTCGCACTATCATCCACCGCTTCTGCTCAAAGCTTTAGCTCACCCGAAATCACACTATCAGTTGGTGGCAAAGGTGGTCTGACGGCTGCTGGTCAAGCGGGTGTTGCCTTTGGTGAACTTGAAGGTTATGCCTATGGTGAAACCATGCTCGGTAACCTGAACCAGCCACTTAACTTTGAAGTTGGTGTTGGCGCTGGTTATGATCTAGGCACCAAGACTGCATTCAATCGTGAAGCTGCTGTTAGCATGGATGTATATGGTGGTGTAGCACATATCTCTATTCCTGACTCTGGCATTACATATGGTGTAGTCGGTGCTGAAGCTGAAGCACATCCAGGTATTCTTGGTGGCGAATTCATCTATGGTTCTGCCGAAGGTGCCATTGGCTTTGGTATTGATACATCTCTTTCTGTATCTGTACGTGCTGGTGTTGGTTATGAATATGATGTAACCGAAGACTTCTCTGTATTTGGCACGTTTGGTTGCATGGGTTCTGTTTCGCCTGTGATCAGTCTTGGTTGTGGTGAGCTGCAGCTAGGCGCTACTTACAGCTTCTAACAGCCATACGATATTGTATGTTTACGTAAGCACCGGTATGTGATAAATATAAAGACCATTAACAAAATATGTTGGTCTTCATGGTTCACATACCGGAAAGCTTTTACGAACAAAAGCCTAAAAAAGATTGGTTTCCTGTTATCATGGTGACAACCTTGGGTGTAATCGCCGTAGGTTGTCTTCTTTGCGCTATCTGTATAAGGTAAAATTATTATGTGTTTGTTTGAACATGACTCAGTTAACGGCGAGAACATTTACGTGTATTGTCATATCCACAACTGGTTGGATATCATTGTACCTGTGATGGCTATCACGGTTGGCGTACTTGTCATTCGCACAGTTTGGCGTCGTTTGCGTCGCTAGCATAAATAGATGTAGAACACTTTACATCATAGGACAGATACAATGGCTGTACAATTTACATCGCTGAATGACCGACCGTTTAGCGTTTATGAATCTTCTTCTGTCGCACCTGCATCCGTACGTTTCTATAACATCGGTGCAATCGGTGCGAGTCGCGCGGGTCACGAAATGCGCTTTGGTGCAATTGATACCAATGCGCTCCCAGGCTCGAACGGTAAGCCGCTCCCTACACCTGCATTCTCTACGGTGTACGGTGGAGCAGCTTACTTTGGTCATTACATTGTACGTCGTGCGTACTTTGAAAATGGCGATGATATGTCCTGGTCTGTAACCATTCGTGATATTTTTAACAAGTATCAAACCGGGTCTTCTAATCAATACATGAATACGGTATCTCAAGATACGGGTATTGATGTTGATTGGCCAATCGACTTTCTTGGTGCTAAAGACCCTGAAGGTCCTTTAGAGCTTTATCATGTGATGGTTGCTATGGGTCGTTGGGAAGCAAACGCTCGTAAAGAAACATCTAAGCACTATGAAGCATTTAATCGTGCATACACACATACTCAAGCACTAGTTGATGAGATGTGGCACGGTATGCGACACGGTGTATGGGAAGCAGTTCGCGATGGTGGTTATACCATTGAGTGGCAAGACCAGGTTGAGTTCTTGTTTGACGCTGAAGATGGTGCACCAATTGATACACCTATTAAAGCAAACCCTGTACCTGTTACTAAAGAAGAAGTTCTGACCAAAGGCGACGAGATTGTTGAGCGCCTGGTTGATGGTGATGCTGCTTTGACTGGTAAGCTATCTGGTTTCCGTTCAATGATCTTTGGTGGTTTGGGTGTTGTAACCAACTGGATTAACACTTCTCTCGTTACTACTGGTGTTATCTCTGAAACAATGGCAGTGTGGCTCACGGGGCTCGTATGGGTCATGGTAGCAGCGTTTGGCTTCTTTATGGTAATGAAGTTCATGAAGTTCTTCATGGCATACCTGAACCGAAAGGTGGCGTAAATGAAAAAGATTACTGATATGATTGGCGGCTTTATCACAGTTGCTGGTTTGGCGTTTGTCGTTGTGTTCTCAATGATGTTTGCTCAGGGTCAGCGTAATGCTGGTCGTCGCGACATTCAGAAGAAAGAGCAAAAAGAAATTGATAAGCGCGAAGGTAAAGTTGAACGCGCAACGCGTGATATTGATAAAATGAGCGAAGCTGAAATCCGTCGTCGTTCTGGCCAGAAAGGCTGGTTCCGTGATTAAAGCTATTGCACTTACATTTGTAGCCATTGCACTCGTTGGGTGTGGTGGTTATAAAGACGCCGGTATTGAAGCCACTTGTCAACAGTGGGATTACCTATCATATAGTCGTAGTGATACCATTGGTACAATCAATCAAGCGTTTGAATTGAACACACGACGTGATGCATTCTGTTATGGTATTGACCCTAATACATTAACACTCAAATAAGGAATAAACAATGTCAAGAGCTGATCGTATTGCTAGCAACTTGCGTCTGCCGACGTCAACTGTTTACACATCTGCTGACTCAAACCCTACAATTGTAGACCAGGGTAGCTATTACCTTGACCCGACCGCAACGATTACCGCCATTACTATTGGTGCACCTCTTGCTGGTACGATCATGACAATCTACAATGAGTCTGGTTCGAGTGTCACTTTGAACACTGGTTCGAGCATTACATCTCTGCGTTTGTCTGCAGATAATAATGACACCGATAATGACACTATGACGCTTGAAGATAATACCTTGACAACTATCTTCGTTATCACTAGCACCATGGCTGTTGTATCTGGCACAGGAACATTAGTCTAATGCATCCATTGCTTTTGCATATGCCTAGTTCTCTTGGTGGCAAGATTGAACTTTCTTTCATACAAGAGTACACAAACCTCGTTGATGGGGACTCTGCCTCGGTAAACATTAGCAGTGACGTAAGCTCTGGTGACCTGTTGCTTTGTATGGAGCACGCAGACAATACGAATAACAACAGCCCACCCGTACCGGGGTCACCACCGACAGGGTTCACGAGTGTTGGGGCGTCTCAGGCGAACGCTGTTTGGCAAAGACTGTCCTACAAAATTGCTGACGGTACGGAGACCACACTCACGGCGGGATTAACTGGTGGTAATAATAGCTCTATTAATGTGTTGATATTCCGTTCATCCCGTGGTTCAGTGTCCTCTGTCACCCCTTCGACGTACAACACTGAAAACAGTGCCGATAACTTCCCATCATCACCTCAATCGGTGACAGCGAGTAGTTCTACAGGAGATGCAACTGTGGTATTTGCTGCAGCAGGTAACGGGATCAACAGCGATGTAGATTTTACCGCAGGTTCAAACCTCACTACCCAATACAAGAACTTCGACGCTGGGATTAGTAATTGGACCTCAATTTCTGGATATGCGCTGTACAACGGCGCTGCATCAGACCATTCTATTGATTGGAGCTATTCGTCTGATACCAGACCCACAGCTATTTCTGGCTACTTGGAAGTATATTTTTAATATGATTGTTTGGTATAAACGTTATGAAGAGTGGCGCGACACAATGAAGCGCCACTTTGAATCCCCACAAGCACGAGAAAAAAGACTCAGGCTTGAATACTTGTATAGACGAAAGTCGCGACTAAGTTCAGAACTGTACTCGGTTGAGCAAGAAATTATTATGATGAAAAAGGAACTAGGTTAATAATGAAACACTTTACTGTTTATGAATTTATGGATATCATCGATGATGCTGATATCATTTATGGTTATGTACAAGCCAACGCATCTGTTCGGTTGCGTGCACGTGTACGTAAGAAAGTAATGTTGCAACAACTTAGTGATATGATCCAAAGCCCACAGTTTGATAATAAGCTTCGGTTCTTTGCTAACGTTGAGACTGACCGCAAAGGTCGTAAGATCGTACAGCTTGCCTGATACGCGATCTTAGCATTGTACATTCCCACAAATATGCTGTATATATAATAGTATATTAAATGTTGGAGAGTAGCTCAGTTGGTAGTAGCATCGGTCTCCAAAACCGACGGTCGCCGGTTCGAACCCGGCCTCTCCAGCCAATTTGCCCTTGTAGCTGAGGTGGTTTAGCACTGGTTTTGTAATCCAGAGACGGGAGTTCGAATCTCTCCGGGGGCACCAT